TCTGACATTGTTAGCAAGTGTCTGCGTAGTTTCGTAATTGTTCGTATATACATCAACTTGCACATTTATTAATTCTAAATTACTTTGACCATCCTTAAAATCAAATGGTGTGCTATTTACAATAGTGTAAACCATGAAAGGATATTGCACATTCTGAGGAGCAATGTCAGGGAATATATTTAAACCGCATACACCTGTGATGGCTGCGTCAGTTGTTAATCTTCCATATATTACTTTTCCTATCATAACTCCCAAAATTTACGCGGATATTGTTGAGCCATTTTAATTGCTTCTCCCGACATCTTTTGAAATACTGCCATTTGGCTTGCCTTCTCCGCTTTGTTCTTTACTTTCCTTACCCATGCTTTTGTACTACCATATACCATGTGTGCGTAAAAGCCATCTGTTTTGCCATCACTTGACAATGTAGCACCTTTGCCAGCATCTTTATATAAGGGACCAATTGCAGATGCAACTCTTTTAAAGTTTTTCTCATCAGATACTATTTTAATTGACCTTTGTAAATTACCAGGTAATATTGTATATTTTAATCCTTTACCTCCAACATAAAATTTATGTTCTTTATTAGATTTTGGAACAAGATTTTTATATGCAGACAATGCTATTGGTTCTGCTGCTTTTGATATTTCTTTTCTTTTTTCTATTGTGATTCTTTGCATTATATTATCCAGTTCAATAACTGATTCTGCAAAGTTATATATTGCTAATAATTGACCTTTTTTATTAGTTCTTTTCTGTGTTTCTGCTTGTAACCTACGCAGTTTATCTAATTTTGCTTGTGATATAAACATCAGACATAGTTTTGAGCGTAACTACAAAATAAATGCAGATACAAGTAATCCTCTGATATCTGCACATTTTCAATTTGATAATATTTATTCATCCAGATAATTCTCTGTTGCTCGTTTATGTCTGTTCTATATCTGCATATTACTTTGATTTGACTTAAGGCCGTTATCTTTCCTCCATCAACTTCTTCTCGGTTAGTGCCTTTATAATCTACATATCCCCACACCTCCGCATAATTACTCCAGCTTTCAGCACCATAACCAGTTGCGCCTATTGTCCTTGTTACACTTTGAACAATGATCCTTTCTCTTAACTTGCCAATCTCTTCTTTTTTATTGAACTTCATTAGAATAATTGTACGCGGTATTGGTCAAGTAAATATTCTGATGCCGTAGGTAGCTTCTTAATATAATCTTCTCTATTATCGTAACTGTCGGCAACCATCATTAGGATGGCTTGTCTTATTTGGTAAGGTACACCTGATGGCTGTGTTGAATAACCAGCCGTATAAGTTATAGTAACATCATTTATGTTACCATATAATGTTGGCCATGATTTGCCAAAAGCAAGGCTTAGCCTGGCAGGCTTGTTAAATGTGTCAACTACATAATTGGCAGCGTCAAATGTCTGAGTAGAATTATTGCTATCTGCATACTGAAACGAGGATACAGATATTACAGGAGATACAGATAAATAAAGCAAAGGATTGCTTAACCTATCTAACTTCTCCGTAATTGTCTGTGTAATTAAAGCCTGATTTAAATAACTTTCCGCTGCCTGCCTTGCACTCTGGATGAGTGTAGAAATTAAAGTATCATCTGCCGATGTGTCCACCTTCAGATAATCTTTTACTTCACTAACTGTCCAAATTTCTGTCGCAGGTGCCGTCGTTACTTTCCAAGCCATTGTTTTATTTTTTAGTAAGGGATGAGCAATTACTGCCCATCCCTAATTACTATCCCCTATTTACAAATTCTTCAAATGCTTAATAGCAGCAGTATTTAGCAACTTGCCGTCAAACCTTGCATACATCAAGAAGCCAAGTTCCATCTCATCCATAAACCTCTCACGGAGTGGCACAAGCACGTTGTTAGCCACCTGGCGGATGATGTACTTTGACCAATCTCCAAAAAATATAATCTTTGCATCAGCAGCCTGTGCAGATGGAAGATCATTATTCACAAAGAAATTGTATCCTAACAATCTATCTGGAGTTCCTTCACGAAGTGATGGCTGAAACAAGGTTGTATTATTAGTATCTAAATTTAACTTTCTAACCGCACTCAAAATCTGATCGTGCATCATGAATGCAGCGGATGGTGAGTTACGGTAAGCAATGTCAACAGAGTGAACAAGTTCAACTAAGTTGGCAGCTGTAAATGAACCAGTAGCAGCAGATTCAACACCAGAAGGAGCAACATCTCTAAATCCAGTTGGTTTACCAGAACCATCACCAGTTGTAAATGCAGTGTTCAAGCCACGACCTAAACGCTCACCTAACATAATAGGTAATTCTGTGTTCAATAAACCAAACTCATCATTTGCCCATTCAACAGATACTTTTACAAGTGTAGTTAAAACGTGAGCAGAAAAAGTCTCTCTTGTAAAGGTCATGTCTTGAACAGTTACCGATCCGCCCTCTGTATGCCAGTTACCGCTTGTTCCTGTATCATTTACCTTTGGCCAATACAAGGTACCTGCCTGAGGAGTAGTGATAATACGAGATACCTGCAACATTGGTCCATAGTATGCCATAGTTCTCTCCAATTCATAAGAGAACTGGTAAGGAATAACATAACCACCTGCAAGACCTGACTCGGAGGTTGTGATCGTTGCAGTACCACGCACCTCTCTAAGCATTGATTGCTCATTGCTTGATAAGTCACGCTTAGCAAGAGCTTTCATAAATGCTGTATGATACTCAGGTAATTTAACAATTTCCCTTGCATCTTTTGGCAATGCTGCAATGCTTTGCTCCGCTTGTGATACTGAGCGGCTTTCGGAGTTAATTTCATTCCATCTTTCGATGCGTGAAATTTGCTCTGTATAATTTTTAAAAGAGGCATCGGCTTGATCCCATTGGGATAACTCATCGGAAGTCATTAATCTTCCTTCGCCAGCTGCTCTTTTTTGTAGGTCTTCCATTATCGCATAATCGGAAGCCCGCTTTTCTCTTAACTCTTTTGAAGTCATTTTAAAATTGTTTTAGTTTAATTAAATGCAGGGCATTCCTGCGTAACTCATTCTGAATATTAATTTCTGATTTAACAGATATGTCAATTACCTTTTGTAAATCCTCATCTATTTGTAAAGTTGCCTCATAACTTCTCTTTGCCACCATTGTGTCAGGATTGGCAGGATAGGTAACTGGGGAAACATCGTACACTTTTTTAATGCTGCGGATAATTCGTTTTGGCTTATATCCAGTATTTTCCTGCCAATTCTCTTTATCAACGGTAAAGGCAAAGCTACTTTGATACACATCACCACGTCTAACCATTTCTAACAGGTCATTACCTAAAGTTGTGTTTGGTGCTTCAAATTCGTACTCCATCGCATTACCGGTAACATTTAATTTTAATGTACCGGATGAAGTCCTGGCAAGTACCATATTTTGATCATGGTTGAATAATGCAACTACATCATTTAAATCTGCATTTTTCAAAGCCTCGGAGTCCATTTCCTCCTCATACCATCCCATGTCATAAACAGAGTTAAACACAGTAGCCGTTCCAAAAATAGTGCGGCTTTCTGGCTTTGCTCTTAATTCAAAATTTATGCTTCTCTTTTCCATATCTTCTAATATACTGTTTTCTTCTTTTAATTCATTTATCTTCCTCTCTGCCCATCCTTTCATGGTTTCTCCGCCCCAGGCTGCATACATAATCGATCCACACACTTCCGAGCCGTCTTCATCAATAAATTTGCCTTGATTATAAACTTCTGCACGAGATAAAAAGCTAAATGTTCTTTTAATTTCCGATAAATCTAAACCTTCCTTGTTTGCGATTTGATTTGCACGAAACCAACCAACACGAGTGCCACATGAAGAGCCATTTTCCTCTTTGTGTTTCAGAGCCTTTTTAGCTGCTCTTACTGCTGACTGCGGATAATCGTTATATGTTGGCATCTTGCGTTATATCGTTTGAGTTTTCTGTCTTTATATTTGATGCTAATGGCAATTCGTAACTATCACCACCATTATAAGGATTCATATTTTCTTTAATTCTGATTTCGTTTGGTGACATCGCAAGAACATTTCTCATGGTAGTATAATACGAGGATCTCGCAGCTATATCTCCACGAAGTAAGCCATCAAGATTAAAGCGTGTTTTATACTTCTCTTTTTCTACCTCAAAAAATATCTTACGATTAAATTCTGCCTCAATGATTTCACATAATGGCATAATCGTATAGTTCACAAACATCTGGCTTAACTGCTCCATGTTGCCAAAGGTAGCCTTTTCCATATCCTCTAATAAAATGCCAGGCACACCGGTAATCCTTGCAATGTCGGAGATAGTAGCTTTCTTTGTTTCATTAAAGGATGCGTCATTTGGATTAAGTCCCACTTTCTGAAAGTCCATCCCTTCCTCCAGTATCGCAGTTCCTCCAGCGTTTTGACTTCCACCAAATGCACGGTTAAAGGAAAGTCGGAGAGCGGCCACCCGTTCGCATCCAGAGATATCTCCGGGCCGCTGGTCCAGGGCTCCGACGGGATATATCCGCGGAATCCCCGCGCGTTCTTGACCGCGTCCGCGAACAGCTTGAGCGCGTCGTAGTCGTTCAGCGGCGTGATACAGATGCCCAGGTAGTTGCTGTCGGCAAGGGTCCGGCCTGCAGGGACAAGCGCGGCTGCGGCGCAGAGGGCACACACGACGACTGTCCGGCGGAACAGGTGACGCATGGTCGCCTCCTGACGTTGGGTCCCCCCGACGGCAAATCTATCCG